CCTGCTTCATAAGTTTCAAAAGCATCTGTTGGTAATAAATATGGAACAGCGTTCTCTGTTCTAGGTGGTCTAACATTACGCAAGGATATTGCATCACCATTCATAGGTTTTGGTTCTAATTGTGGTTGCTTTGGTTCAAATTCTGATATGTGCACAAAAGATCCATTCCATTCTCTAACCATTTCTTTGTATGGAAAAGACATACCAGATCTATCTGATATAGCTTTTGCGTATTTTCCTGTTGCGTATTTTGCCATTATGTTCCTGGGTAATAAGCTTTTGGTGTTATGTAAGTGCTAGACGCAGAGCCATCTTCTGCCAACGCTCTAGCAAACTCATCTTCGTAAACTAGTTTCATAGGTTGTATTAATTCTGGTTTATATTTTTGTGCTAAATAGTAAGATAGTCCTGATACCATGCAAGGTACAAATCTAAATGGTACATCTGTTGCATTAGTGTAATCACCCACATCTTGTATTCTTTTAATATAATAAAAATGCATATCTTTTGATGCATTTGTTGAATCTGGTGTTGGATAAACGTGTATTCTAACTTTATCTATAAATCTCTCTACCCAGTACTGATTAGGTGTTCCTTTTGATAGTTTGTTAGAAAACGCTGCATAAGTAGATCTATCTACTTTTGTCATTGGTGAATCTGATTGAGTTGTCTGTGTTCTGTTAGATCTTAATTGTGCTTCTAAAACGTCAGACATTCCGAATACACTAGCTGGAGTGGATGTTGCACTTGTGCCGTCATCAGAGGATCTAAAAAAATCATACTCTGCTTGTCCTTCTATTAAATCTAAATCAAGCTCATCTATTTCCCAATAGTGAATACCTCTGTTTCCCCATTCTTGAAAAAGAATATTTAAAGATCTTCTTGCATTTTTTAGTTGATAACCAGCTACGTTCTGTAATCCAATACGTTCAAAAGATTCTTCTATTATCTCATCGATAGCAAAAGTTTTATCGAACGTAGCCGTTCCTGAAGTTGTATTAGCCATTTAAACTCCTAGTATATTTTCAACCACTCACAAACAACTGTAGCTGTATCACCACTAGTGCAGGCTGGTAATGTTAAATTAACATCTCCAGTTACTCCAGTGGCTTCGGTATTTTTTAAACCACCAAAGCTAGAGAAATCAAATTCCATTTCTCCATTTAAAGTTAAAAATGCAACATCAGTGTCTGCATCCCAAGCCATTCTTAAAGCGTCAACTTGAGCTGTAACTGAAACATTAAAACTAACTTTCATAAGTCTAACTCTAGAGCAAGCCGCACCCGTTGAAGGGTTTGTTGTTAAAGCTGAAACATCAACTATTTTAGTTGTGCCACCTGAACTATCAGAAACCACATTGTAGTGTGTGATTAATTTTTTTGCTCCGTCAAATACTGCCGTAGTACCTGTTAAGTTTAATACTGTATCTGCCATGTTTTCCTCCTTTTAAAGGGCGTCTGCATTACCAGACGCCCCGAGTTAATTATTAACTATTTGCAAAAGGTGTTGCTTCGGTACCTGTACCGATTAACACAGCTTCTACTAAATATACGTTGTCCTCAAGTGCAGTGATAGTAACTGTACTACCTTTATCTCCACCTGTAGTTCCACCGTTCATGCTTATAACATCGTTAGCTGATGCTGGAACAAATGTACTGTTAGTACCATCTGCTACGTTTACGATAGTCGCGTGACCAACAAATTTGTCTGTCCCGTCAGTTTTAATATCGCAATCTGTACAATCTGTGCCTACAAAAAATTTGTAGACTGCACCTAAGTGACTGTTCACATTAGGGTCATCTTGTCCAGCAGAAGCACCTTTGCTATCTGCTTTAATTGTTGGAAGTGTAATAGCACCATCAGCATCATTCACTTTAATAACTTTACCTGCATGGGCAGCGAAAGTTAAAGTAGTTTCTGCTGTGATGTTTACCACTTCATCAGGTCCCGCAGCCACAAACCCTCTTTGGGAAACGACTGGTCCTGAAAATGTTGTTCTTGCCATGATTATATCCTCCTAGTTTACAGATCGCAGTCTCTAGGCCGTCGACTATACGCGTCTACGATCTTTTAATAATTGTATAGTAAGAAAGTTATACTCTTATTTTTTAAAGAGTGCAAGAGAGCCTGTGCTTTGGTTTGAATTTATCCAAGATGTAGCTTTTTACTAAGTAGCTACGGAAACTTCGGGTGCAGCGTCTTCTATCTTGCCAGAAAGAGTAGCTATTTTAGCCTCTTCTTCCTTAATTAGATTGACAACTTCTCTGATTTTTTTGTCAATCCTAACCATGTCCAAAGTGTACCTTTGGTTATCACGCTGATGCACCGCCCACTCTGTCTCTAGACCCCTCTTCTTCTTGTAAAGGTCTCTGACTTGCATTTGCATTTATGGTCTCCTCATAGGTTATCCATACTCTAGATGAATCACAGAATCCATCTTTTTCCCATACTATAGCATTTTCTCCTAGTTTGTCAACTAGGGCGTTTTCAAAGGCTTCTGAGCTGTCCTCCGACATGAGGTCAAAATCAGCATAGTAGCCATATGCTCTAATTTGTACGCGAAATTTTTTCATGATTACTTCCTTTCTACCATAAAAAAAGGGGGCCCGAAAGCCCCCTTTTAATTTAATTTTAGTGCAAATTACGCACCTTCTACGCCAAATATACCTCTAGGGTCAGATACACCAAATGAGTATCTTTCTCTAGCTTTGTATCTTACGTTTCCAGTGTCGAAGTCACCTTCCATTGCAGTTGTTAATGGAGCTCTGTTGAACATTTTCATACCGTTAGGTACGTCTGTAATGATATAAAACGAATCAGTATCAGTTAGGTAATTATTCACTCTATAACCTTGAGGAATCATTCCCATAGACACGATTGAGTTAATGTCATTATCAGCTGTTCCAGTTCTGCCTTGAGATTTTAACAATCTCTCAGCCGTAAATTGATTTTCCGAAGGAACAATCATTTTTACGCCTCTAGCTGCAACTCTAAGACCTCTTTCATCAGTAAATGCGTTAATATCAATTAACGACTGTTCTAATGAAGTTTCGTTAAGATCTGCCTGAGTAGTTAAGGTATTTGAGAAAGTACCTGCTACTGTAGGGTGGTCCGTTGTAAACAAGGCTTTTCCATCTCCAGACTTGAAAGTCGCAGTTGATGGTAAACCGTTGATTAATAACTCAACAGCTTTTACTTGTTTAGCGTTACTCATAGATCTTGCTAAAGCTTTTGTGTATCTAGAAGCTAGTCTATCGTAGAGATTATCTTCGATAGCTTCTTCTGTGATAGCAAATGCTAAAGCCACTGTCTCGTGAGTGTATCTAGCTGTGAAAGTTTCTTGTGCTTCGTCAAAAGAGACTCCTGCACCTTCTGCTTTCACTTGTGCGTTTGCGAAACCAGATAACATTACTTCTTCTTCAAAAGCTCTGTCACTGTTTTCTGTAGTATAAATTTCAGCATGCTGATTTTCATACCTTTTGTATTCCAGCCCAAATAGTGCATTTAGGCCTGGCTCTAGTTCTTTAACTAGTTGCGATCGTGATATTGCCATAGTCTATATACTCCTATTATACTTGGTTGAACGAGTTAAGGTTTGGAACAACAACGCCTGAAAAGAATGCTGCAGTAATATCCTCATTTTCAGGATCTTCTGCTGATCTAATCAGTCTGAACTGTTTGCCGTCAGCACTAGTTTCACTAGTATCTAAAGTCGATGAAGACTTACCAGTGGTATCGCTACCAGCTGATGAGTTCATGTCGTATGTTGCTAGGAACTGTGCTTGAGTTCTCGCCGCGTCCGAACTTACCACGTATTGCTGGAATGGATCGTCCATTACAAAGGCTGTTGTGTCTTCACTGTTAGCCGGTGTGATAGTTGCTTTGTAGAAGTTCGAGAATGTCGGCTTCAAAGTTGTTGCCGCATTAAAGAAGATTCCGTTCAAAACACCTACGATATTTGCAGCAGAACCGTTTCCGCCTACTACATAACCGCTTGAGATCTTGACACATTCACCATTGTAAATAGTTGTGCTGTGGCCAGCATCGATAAAGTACTTACCTTGACCTTGGATAGATGGTCCACCACCTAATCTTCCAGCTGCAATAAGTCCAAAACCTTGTGTGTTTTTGTTTGCCATAGTTTTCTCCTATTCCAATAATGGTTAACGTTAATTCGATGATAGGGATTAACCCACGAAAATTTAACTTTTCTTTGTACCACCGAAGGTTACACGAGATTGTCTATCAACATTGATAGGCATCCTCTTATCTTGCTCCCTCATTAGATCGTTTGCTACTGCTTCGTTCCTTTGTTTATGACGATTAGCCATATACTCTTGACGTTGCTTCGCGACCTCGACTGGTACCTTCGCAAGTAGAAGGCCTCCAACCCCAATCACTCCCTTGTATTTCCCGTCTTCGAGAACTGGAAAGTCACCTGCATTTTCAACTTCCTCGGCACGAACAAGCTCATAGCCTTCTCTTAATCGTCCAGCTACGTTCTTCGTATCTTGAAAGCCTACTGTTTCGGCTCTTATCCATCTGTACCTGAATCCATCAGGTGCAGGGGGTGCATCTAGAGATGAAGGTGGAACCCACACTTTTGGTCTTTCAGATTTTGACCGTGTTTGGCTCGCACGAGA